TAGCAACCCTTGAGCCTACTGCGTCTCCAAATAGTTTTCTAAATTGATTACCACCAACAGATTTTGAATACTTTTGAAAATTACTTATAAAGCCTAATGTACCTATTCTTTCTGCTCCAGCCGCAATGGTACCATACACTACACTATTAAGGCCTTTTCGGAACATACTCAAACTTAACAGATCCTCTTGGTCTTGTATTTGACTTTTAATTTTATTTATATCAGCTACCGCAGCACCAGATTCTTGCATTGCTTTAAGTTCTTCTTTCAACCCGGCGATTACTTTAGGCGCGTTACGCTGTCCAATTTCTAAATTAGATAATTGTCCACCCGCTTCCATAGTAAAAAATGCACCTGTAGCATATCTTGAAGCTGTTTTTACAGCTGCTGCTCTTACAGCCGCGCCTCCCCCTGCAGCGGCTACACTACCATATCCCGCTGTGGCTAAAGCAACTGCTATAGAGGGTGAATTATTAACAAGCATGTCGCCAGCATACTGCCAAGCGGTGCTATCATCATCCATTGTTAAATTGCCTGGCAAATATTTTTTGCTATACTCTTGTAGCTTTTGATTATAGTCTATTGCTGCGTTGTAGGTTTCTTCATCACCAAACACCCTTGCAATGCCACCCCCTAACATTTTAGCGCTACCTATAAACGCGCTATCCCAAACATTAGCCAGCTTATCCATGGTTTTATATGATTTAAGCAAAGATGCGTCGCTTATCCCCGCAACCCCAGCTTGCTTAATCTCATTAGTCAATGCTGTAGATTCCGTGTTTAGTATAACTATTTGGGCGTTTATTTTATCTAAAAGATTATTTTCTCGCTTAATTAAATCATTTCTTATAGCCAGCTGAGCGGGATCATCGTAATTAATCGTAGAATACTCTTGCATTTGCTTTTGCAAAGCCTCGAGCGATTCAATGTCACCCTCCACATCAACTTTATTTTTTTCAAAACTTTCTAGTCTGCGACCAATCTCTATTTGATTTTGTTTTTCAACTTCATCTAATGTTGATTCTAAATTAGGAATAGGATCATAGGTTACACCGTCAATAGTTTGTTTTTCAACTAAACTTTTACCTGTAATTTTAAAGTATGCAGCCTGATCTTTTTGCGCTTGCTCAACAGCGTTAGCATAAGCTTCTTGCTTCTTTTTTTGCACTGCCTCTGATCCGGTATAAAACTCCGCTAAAGTTTTAGCGTCATCATCAACATCTCTTAATGTTATTTCCGAAGCAGACTTCTGCGCCTCATATATAATTTGCGCTTGAGTGTCGGCGCTTGTGTCATCTAATGTAGCAAATTTAGTTATATTTTCTTTATTTAAAGTCATGCCAAACTTACTAGCATCGCTTTGTAATTCTTTATACCTATCGTATTTATTGCCTAACTGCTTTTTAAGGTAATTTTCGTAGTCTTCATCTGTTGGAAACGTAGCCCTAGCCACCGCCATACCGCCCGGCGCTGCGTAGCCTACTTTATGGTTTCTAGGTTTAAGATCACCTAACTTAAAAGTCTTTGCTAATATATTATTTTTTTCTGTTTCAGCTGTTATACCTAGTACTAGTTCTTGATTATCCTCTGCTATTTTTTTAGCTTCAGCTTCTAGCTCCGGATCTATATTTGTAATTAAGCCTTGCGCCGCATCAACTTTTTGCTGCATTTTTGCATCGTAAGCTATAGCAGCCAGGGATCCTTCTCTGTAATACTCTCTACGTATAGCTTCAGCGCTTTTACCTTTTTTACGCTCTTGTCTATAATAACCTGTGTCACCTTTTTGTAATTCCGAAGAAGTATCTTCCGATGGTAATCCCGTAGCTTCGGGTTGAACACCCGTAATTATGGATGCTCGACTTGGCATTGCTGGAGTTGCAGGCGCATCCGTCCCCACAGCTCCGTCTTGAAAATCCTCTTCTAAAAGTTCGGCATTTGGATATTTAACAGTAAATTCAGACAACTCAGAGAAAGAGTAATCGCTAACATCGATTATTCCATCTTTAGTCTTATATTTATTTGGCATAATATATTATTTTATTAGTTGGTACAATCCAGATTCGTCATTTTTACCATTAGTCATGGCTTGAGAATATATAAAGTAAATTCTTTTTTCGTAATCCCCGTCGCTTTCATTACTTTCTTTAGGGTATTTTCCCATTATTATCATTAATTGTGTTTGATTTGGGGGGTCTAGAGGTTGATTGGTGTCGAAGTTTTTAGGGGTACCATCGAAGTCGCCCATCGGCCCGTCGGTGTTTGTCTCAGTGGTTTTATCCGTTGAAGTAGTTTCATCGCCGCTACCCGAAGCCGGGACATCTTCCATTACAAAAACTATGGGTTTGCCGTTTGGATCTTTAGGGAACCTATTGAAAATCTTATTGCCCTTTGCATCAACTTTATTAGTGTATACAGGAGCGTAATACTCAGATGTATCGTCTGTGTTTGTATTTTGTTTTTTTGCTTGTTTACCATTTGCTGCGGCGGTTGCAGCTCCATCCAAAGTATTTTGTATAAATGTCTCTATAAACTCATTTTGTTTTGTAGGATCATCAACATATACAAGACTTGGCTTGTAATCCGCATAAGGATTTAAACCATCTGCGGCAACAGATTTAAAAGCGTCAGGGTTCGACGCCGCCATTGCCCTTAGTTTAGTTTCAAAAGAATTTCTTTGAGATGCATCAAAACCTCCAGACGAGTAAACAGCTTTATACATGTTGTCCAACTCTAATGCAGCCTCGTAGTTTTTCTTAAATGGTATGTTAATATCTTTAAAATCAACTTCCCCATTAGGACTTGAAAAAAGTAAATTACCACCTCCTCCAACTTTAAATGATTTTTTACCAGTAAATACATCTGCCTTAAACTCTGCGTTATCTATATTGTTTCCTTTTGAAAAATCTTGCGAGCTATCTGTATACTGTGTTTGCCCTAATTCGTAAGAGTTTAAATTTTCTTTTAAAGATACAAAGCTATTGTTAACATTGTTCATAATATCAACTTGCGCGGTATATTCCGGAGTACCTGGCTTTAACGTCGCCGCTAGGTTTGCTGCTTGTGCATATATATCCTTTTGCTCTATTAAAAAAGTGTTAACAGCTTTTTGACCAGCTGCAGTAAGCCCGGTAACGTCGACATTACCTTTCATTGCTCTAATAGAATTTGCTACTTTAGCGTCAATTTTTGCTTGCCTATTCTCTCTAGCAGCCAATCCTTTAGCCATTTCTCTAGAAGATCTATCGAATCCTTCCCCAAATTCTTTAGCAGCGTCAACAAAACCGCCTGCTTGTCGCATAGCCCTTTCGCCACGTATTAAGCCTGCGTCTGCGGAATAACTTATACCTTGTTTTTTTGCCATAATTTAATTTTTTACGATTGGCCGGTTACTTATTCACCGCCCCAGCCAAAACCTCCATCTTCGCCACCTCCAATTCCAGAGGCCGCGGCTCCTGCCATTTCTCCAATGCCACCCATAATAGCTTGTGTAGCCTGTGCCCTTGCTGCTTTAGCCGCTCCTAATCTTTCCTGCGCCATTCCAAGTTGTGTACCTGTTTTCTTATATTCTAATCCTCTTGCTGTTTCAGCCCCGCTAGCTTCAGCCATCTGCAGAGACCCGGCCATTTGTGCTTGTGCCATTTGGTTAGATCTTTCTTGTTGTCCTATGCTTGCTGCGGCTTGTGCTGCTCCTTGCGTTTGTTGGTTAGCCATAGCTTGCGCCAATGCAGCTATGCCAGATCCACCAGCTGCGCCAGCCATTTGATCCATAATATTAGCTTGCCCCTGTTGCTGTGCTTGCAATTGAAACTCCGCTGCTCTTTGGTCAACCGTTAGGTCTTCCATAGTGTTTTCTAAGTTAGCATATAAGTTAGATGTGTCAAGTTCAGCGTATTGATTTTTAAACATATCGTACTCCTCCTGAGCCGCCGCTTCTTCTCTTTTTCTTTTACCACTACCTATAATGCCACTGGCAATACCAGTAAGTCCTTTTACTGTACCGCCTATTGCTTGCGTCAGTGCGCCTGCTGCCTGTGGTGGGATCATAATTTTATTGTTTTATAATTTATTATTACGTGTTATTTACTGCTCTCAAATATCTCTGAGCCTACAGAAAACAATTCTGATTTGTTTAATGAATCGTTTCTAAGTTCAACTTCTGCAAAATATCCTAATATACCACTTGTATTAACTTTATTATCTTTAGTAAATAATATAAACGATGCAGCTGTTGGCCTAACCGTTTGCGGAGCTATGTTACATACAATTGTATTTGCCTCGTGGTTTATTGACACCACATCACCTATTTTCACAACGGTTGTACCCATTGGATCGTTAGTGTAATATAGTATATCTCCAATTTGTACAGATACTTGTATGGGACTGCTAAATGTTAATGTTATTTGATCCATATTATGGGCATGTTATCGTTGGGTTAAGAGCAGGTGGATTTCCATCACCTGATATTAATGAAGCTGGTGGCATTAGTCGAGCACATTGCCCTGTAACAACCCCTCCCGCGGGTACTGTTTCTTGTGTAATTGCGCCAGTGTCACAATCAGCATATTCATATACGGAGTCTACAGTTCCTTGTGAATTGTCAAAATCAAGCGCAGCACATACGTACGTTTTAGTGATGTAAGTATCAATATCATTTGTAAGTGCGTAACTCATATTCTGTACACCTGTAAATGGCGAAGTAATATCAACTCTAAGTGTTAAATCAGAACTTCCTGAATTTAGTAGCTTCGCTCCTTGAGTTATTGTAAAATTACCATCGGCTTCTGTTTTTGTAAAATCGGAATCAACTAAAGAATTAGTATCTGTCCATGCTATAGTGAAGTCTGCTAAAGGTGAAATAGTAATATCATGCGTCAGACTGCCGCTTTGTGTAAAGTTATAACTAGCGTCTAAAGCCAATGGCGTAGGGTTAGTAACTGAAAGATCAGTATCACCAGAGGTTATTGTTCCGCTTAATTGAATAGAAGTAGTAACTACTCTTTGGAAAACTATTGGATTAGGCTGATTGAAATCAGGGCTTAAATCCGTCCCGGGAACAACAAATGTTAAATTATGTGTTTGCACTGATGTTACCGCTGGGAATGTTATAGGCACAAGCTCTTGGCCAGCTGGTAATACACCTGTAATGGCATTTGTACCGTTAGAAAAAGTAGCGCCGTTATCTATTGTTAAAGAATAGCCCGCTCCTTGAACACCTGTTATAGCTAAATTCCTAACTGTTTGCGCAGCTGGGACGCTTGTATTTATTGAATACCCAGTTACATATTCTAAAATAATTGGTATTTCAATAGCATGAGCGTATACATCTATTTCATCACCGCTATGATTTACAAAAGGATATGTGTAGTCTGCATTAACTCTTATAGCGGTTAACCTGTTATTTGAATCAAGTACAGAGCCTGTTGTATATAAGTTGTAGTCAGTTGGATCACCAGTTCTAAGAGATATAGTTGGCGTAGATTGAAAGTAATAACCTGTGTCTGCTTGTATAAGCTGCGATAATATTTCTTCTGTGCTTTCAGCAGGGCCTGAATTAGAATAGCTAACAGTGCTAGTCAACGGTGTGGCATTTTGTGTATCATAAAATACATCGCCATCTATTGTCACCCCAAGTTCTTGAGCTGCCCCACGCATACATATTTTTATATCAAGATTGTAGTTAGGCATAGTCGCTGTTGTTACGAAAACTACTGTTAATATAACGCTTTCGCCATCTTGCGTAAAATAAGAACCGGGTACATCTACCTCTGGGTTTGATGAAACAACTGTAAAATTACTTGCTTCAATCTCGTAACCCTGATTGGGTGTTATTGTTAATACAGCCTGAGGAGCAACGCTGCTTATTAAACCTCCGCCTGGTATTACAAATTCTTGTGATGTTACCGTAAAATTATCTATTGCTACTATATTACTCATTATGGTATTGGATTTACGGGTTGACCTGTATATATGTCAATTGTTATTAAAGTTCCGGTTGTAAATGCCGTACAAAGTATTTGTTGTGCGTTGCCGTCAAATACATTAAACCAAAGAGCGGTGCCGTGACAATTAGCGGTTGTAGTACCAGTATTAAATGTACCACATTCCATAAAAAACGTAATCTGACCATTGCTTGAGTTTTGCGCTAATGTCTGGGCATCTGCTTCACTTATTTTGAAAGCACTATATCTATCGCCTGTGCTTCTAACCTGTCCTTGTGGCGTATAGTATTTTTCATTTCCACTTGGTGCGCCTAAATCAGGTGTTGGATTGCCATCGCTATCAACATAGCTTGAGCCACCGCCACCTGTGTTAGAAATATGAACTCTACCAATTTCTACAGCGTTACCGGAATCCGCTGCTGCGAATATATTAAATGTGCCCCTGCTGCAATTATGACTGCCTGAAGCTGGAGATGCGCATACCGTTGTCTGTACCCCAGTGCTAGGGTCAACCCAGACCCCTTGTGGTTCGTTAGTAGAAACATACCTACCTACTATGTCTAAGTTAGTTAGCAAATTAGCTAAACCTTCTACGGTTACATTTTGTGTAGCTGTATTAGGCGGATTATCCGGATCGCTTACAACCAAATCAAAAGAGTATGGTTGGGCGTCTGGAACTGTACCTGTTACAACAGCGGTCCCGTCTCCGTTATCAGTAAGTGTTAACCAGCTTGGTATATTACTTGAAGTTATAGTTAACTCTGCCCCAGTATGATCTGCGTCAGCTACTCCGACATTATAAATATACGTATCACCTATAGCATACGCTGTAGTCGGTGGGGTTGTTGTAAAATAAGGAATATCCGCAACTGGATCAACCGTGACTGTAACTGTACCAACATTGCTTACAAGTTGTGATCCATTAAAGGTATCAGTTGCTGTAAAGTTAAATGCTCCAGCATCACCGTTAAAGTTTGCGTTTGGAGTGAAAGTAACAATGCTGCCATTTATAGTTAATGTACCGTCATTTGTGTTATCTGCTGTAATATCATATGTAATAACCCCGGCTGGTATATTATTGTCTGTAGTTAAATTAGCAAGATCAATTGCCGGACAAGTAGTACAATCTTCTATAGAAGTTAAATTTCCATTCATAACATAAGGCGCAACTCTTGCCACAAAACAAGATGGGTCAACTTCAACATGCAAAACAAATGAACTTTGAGTGTCCCCTGATATTTCTGCACGCCCGATACCTTGCATTGAAAACTCTGCAGCATCTAAATTGTTATCTAAATTAGTGCTAAATTGTGTGCCAATACCTTTTATGTAATTAAAGTATTTACCTTCTTTATCCAAAAACTCTTTAACACTACCCTCTTGGAGATTTGTTTGTATTAAACTTGTATACCAGCCAGGTGTAAACACCTCGTTTGTTGGATTATAATTTGGATTAGCTTGTAATTCAGCTAAATTAAATGTTTGCTCTTCTGGTTTTCCTTCTACTTGGTATCTATATTCCCTAGACTCTGTGCCTGAATAATTTAATGTTTTATATTTTTTGACAATATTTGGCTGGTCATTTATTAAGAATCTAATCGAGCTATCATATTGAACACCATAAAAATTATTTCTTGTGGCGCTTGTTGCTCCGTGCTCCCAAATCTTACCGTTTTTAATACTGTAATATTTGTTATTTAAGGATATAGCCCCTTCAGGTATAAAATCTTTACGAGAAGTCCAGCCTTTAACGTCTTCTTTAAAGGAAACAGTGGTCCCAGTCTGAGTTAATGACGGATTAAAATAATTGAGTTTAAGCTTATCTTTCCATTCATTTGTAAGATTATTAAGCGTAAGGTTATAAACGTCCTTATCGTCGTCGTATGAGCCTAATAATACGCTTGATGAGTGTAAGTTATCAGCAAAGAAATCACGCATATTAGCCGCTGAAATTTCTTCTAGCCCATTTCGTGATAATCTTAAAATAACACCTCTGTTTTTATCAGTAAAGTATGCTCTAAAACCATAAGTAGCAAAGCTCTCTGGGTTTTTAGATATACCATATTCACCAAGGAAAGGTATTGATTGCCCCAACACGGCTGTATTACCTACAATGTTTGTGTTACCATCAGCATTAAATAGGGCGTCTTTATTCGCTAATACCTTAAGAACTTTATCTTCACAGAAAGCAATTAAGTCAGTATCTCTTGAGTGCAGCTTTTGAACACTTGTATAATACGGGTTTAAATCTTTAGTTATTGGCTCTGCAGCTATAAACTGGTTTAATCTATTAATACCAGAAGTGGAATTAAATATTTGCGAGAATATTAAACCTGTGGCTTTTGTTTCTTCGCCATACGCCTCGTCTAAAACAGTTGAAACAACAGGCCCCTTGTCTATACGTGTTGCATTAAAATCATCACGTATACGATCAGATTCTACACCTTGCCCAAAAGAATAGCAATTAAACCAATCTAGTTTTTGTAATGGTTGGTGGGCAGCCATAGGAGTGCCTGCGTTTTGTATTTCATATATATCGCTAGCCGAATAATATAAGTCTAAATCAACAGCTTCCTTTGGGTAAGTTTCAAATATAGCAGGATCGTTAGATGTGTATGTATCCGCATCTACCGCATATAGTCTTAAAAATTCTACACCTGTTCTTGTTGGATTTGCTTGGCCAGTATTAATAGGTGGTAAACCCACAGACGTGGCTATAGGTTTATCTATTTTTATATTCCATCTTACAACTCGTCGGCTACCATATTTACCAGAACCATGTCTACCAGTTCTTCTGCTGGCAACACAGTACGCTGAGCGATAGCTCATTGTTATATTGTAAGTATGAGAATCAAGCTCTTTGTCTGGATCGTCTGTAATTCTAAATATACTACCCGCCGTGTCTAGCGATTTAGCAAAACCTATATGATGGCCAGCGCTTGGTTGATTAGTTGGCCAATTCCACCAAATGCTTTGTCTACTGTAGAAAGCTTTTGGTTCTTCCCAAGGATTACCAAATCCGTGAAATGATATTGTTAAATCTCTAGAGCCAACCACAATACCTTTTCCTTGATATGGTCGGTCATCTTGGTTACCCCGCTGATATTTAAGATCACTACCCGCTCTTCTTCTTACATCTAATGGAGATGATTTATCCCAAAACCATCCTTTGCTATTATTCGGAGCTGTATCTCTCCAGAAACTACTCTTACCGCCTTTTTGTATATAGGCTATTTCTTTTTGGTATTCTATAGTTAACTGCGCGTCTTGAGCTTTTTTAATTATGCGTTGTTCTAAAGCGTTGTCTTTGTATATTTTTACAAAAAATCTACCTTGATATTCAGGTTTATTTTCAGATCTAGATTGATATATTGCTATGTCTAAAGGCACGCCTGTTTGTCCTTCTGGTATAAAGTCTAAGCTGCCATCAGTGGGGAATCTAAGTTGAACTCTATATATATTACCTTGTTTTTTTATCCATTCTATTTCAAAATAATCAGATATATTTGAACCAGAAAGTATTCTACAAGAAAGATTGTTCTCTTTGTTTAAATCAGCTAATCCACCACCGGATCCCGTACCGTCTTCTTTACCGTCAAAATCATCTTCGGGTATTTCAAAAAACCCTTTGTTAACTTGAGGGTATCCCGATCCCGTAAACTCTGTAGTTTGCCTACCAGCTTGGTGCCTTCTTATTTTAACAGCATCTGGCGCTTCGTTTGATATAGCTAATATCTTATATCTAGCAGATTCTTCAATAAACGAATTGTTGTCATGCTCTTTTTTAAGCTCTAAAAACGTTTCTTCGTCGACTTTATTCCTGTCAGCAGACGGGAAAGACAACCATACACTACCATCTTCTGGCAGATAAAATCTATCTAATGCTAAGTTATAATACTCGTTAGATGTTTCTTTTACATAAAACTTGTAATGTGTTGCCCACTTTGGTGGGTTTGAAAGCATGCCTATTTCTATAGTATTGTATAGGTTTGCAAATTCTTTTGCTAATGATCTACCACCGCTATCATTTGTAAATACCGGCGTTTGTCTGCCGTATTGGTCTAAATATACCACACCCATTTGGTATGTACGCATAGACTTTAAAGACGGCACCGGTGTAGATCCGTCAGGATCCGATGCTACATTTATAAATTGCCCTGGGTTATCTGGGTCTTCAATTATATCTTCATTTTTTGTTGGATCATGTACAATACTAAACTCAAAGTTTGGTATAACCTCGCTGCTAGCGAAGTCAACCATGTCAAAGTTTTGTGTGTAGTTACCATATATAAGTCTGTTTCCAGTAATCTCCTGAGCCAAAGCTTTTTTAGGAACGTTATCATAAGGTCTTAGCAGTTGGTTAGACGGTAATAAAGAAGATATAAGCTCTGTCTCTATTTTAATTCTGCCGCTATAGCCTGTTGCTCCACCTTCTTGATAGCTTGTATCATTCCATTGATTATATGATTGGCCAGGTAAATTTGGTGCAGTTTTTTCTATAGTATCAACACGGTATACATTAGTGCTGTTTGATTCTTTATAAAGTATATCTATAGCTATTACATCATCAGGAATGTTAGGCGTAATAAAATCTCTCACTTCTAACACTCGTATGTTATTAGTCATGGCTAAGTTATAACCATCAACGCCTGTATACTCAAATTCATCACCTGGTATAAATGCTATCTCTGTAAAAGGAGAAAATGTGGAAAATTGGTTATCATCGTATTTATAACGATATGCGAAGCGAGGAAATTTAAACTCAAATAATGGATCGTCCTGTTCCAGCTTTACATCAAACCCCTGTGGCCCCGGGGGTAGATCTTCGCCTACGCTTTGTAATTCACATATAGCCTGCGCTTCTGAAACAACTTGTGTAACTTTTACTCTAGCCTGGAATTCTCTAAGAAAATTATCATCATCATCCGATATTGTTAATAATAAAAAGTCACCTGCTATATAGTCTACTGCGTTTGTCCAGGTTAAAGTTATAACAGTCCCGAAGTCCATTGAGATTGTTTCATCAGGATCATCTTCTGGGTCAGTAGACAGTGTGTTAAACTCAAATGTAGTAGTTGTTTCTATCTTACCGTCTCTAACAGTATTCTTTTTATATATAGTTGGCCGTAAAAGAGGCGATTTTTTTATAACAGTAATATCAGCTTCTATGAAGTTTCTGCCGAATATTTGGGTGTGTGTAGCAAAATCAGATGAACCCTCTTTAAATTTTTTTATTTCAATTTTTTTAGGCTCTGTTTGATTGTCTGTAAAAAATAAAAACCCTTCGAGTATGTTTACACCCGTAATTAAAAAGTTTTCATTAAACCCAAGTATACCGTTTTTATCAACTAAAATAGGGAATACAACATCTCTTATTTGGTCATATTCAACAATAGCATCTACGCTCTGTGATGTAATAAACCAATATATCTTTTCTGTGGTCGCGTCTTTTACAGTACCTATACATTTAGCGTCAGCAGGTATATAGGCTAGTCCAGAGGCTGCCCAGGTAGTATGTAGCGTAGTTATATCGTTTAAAGTACGATTGACCATTTGAACATTACCAACCAATGTCTGCAATGCACCGACGTCTGAGCCTTCGGATGTAGCTACCTCTAGGTTTAACGCATCCCTATACTCGCCATTTGGAACTAAACGCTCATCAAGGTCTTTATTCATTTTACCCTTGAGAAACGTATGAATCAATTCTGGCATATTCTAGTGTTTTATTTGCTTAGACTTACCTCGCATAACCTGCGTTAGTTCTTCTAGCTTAATATTTGATAACCTTAATTTAGCATTACGCTTTGATGCTCTTGCTTCTTTTTTATATCTTTGCACGATGTATTCCGGCGTTGCAGGACGAGTAGATACTATAGCGTATGCTATATATTTATATAAAGCATCTTCTGCAAACTTATGGATTTTGCTTTCCTCATCAGTAGCAAGCCCGTCTGACACATACTTTATTGATATTATTTGCCCTACTATATTTGAACTGAAGTGCATTACTCCTCTAACGGGGTCTATAAAAAATACACCATTACTTTGCGAATGCTCGGGATCTAATCCGTATCTACGACCTTGCGATGCGCCTTGTATAAGATCGGCGTTGTTCATATTTTGAAAATCTGTTTCAGGCGTACTGCCGGATCTTTCTGACTTTCTAAATCTTTTAAATGTTTCTGAGGGTGTAGCGGTAACTATCTCTCTACTTTGTTCATCGAATATATATTCATATTCGTTATCCTGTACGTATGGTACTGGATCACCTGTTTTTCTTGCAGGGTATAATATTCTTTCTATACCAGATTCATCTGTCATTGCAACTTTTACATAGCCAACAAAGTCTTGAGGCAGCGGCACATACAATGTAGGCCCAACCTCTACTTCAATCCATTTAGAAGATGGTAATATATCAAAACTCATTTCAGCTAATCCACGCTGCGCGTGGAAAGCTACATCAGTTCTTTTAATTTTGCTAACTAGTTTACCTTCGCCAACATAAGATATTATAAAGTTATTTATAACGTCTTTTAAAGAAACAGCCTGGTAATCACCGTAATTTTCATCGTAACTATTCCATATGCCATCTGGCCCTAAATAGTACTGCTCATTATTTTGATATAGTAAACCCATCTATTATGCTTTTTCTTGTTGTGTATTCTTAACTTCTTCACCGGCTGCTATTTGATACATTTGAATATCTTTAACAACTAGCCCAGCTAATTCTAATACTTTTATTACAAGCTCAGTTTCTTCTGACGGATGTAATTCAAAGTCTTGGGAGTATGTAGCGTCATATAGCGCTTCGCCATATACCATTTGGTATCTCCATTCAACCTTAGCTGGCTTACGTATATAATTACACTTTACAGCGGAAGTTAATTCGGTATTACCATACACGTTAATATTACCGTTTTTTGATATATATATAGGGCGTATATTTTTAGGCTTAGTTAATGGCGAAGAGTTAATATATAAAAACTCATTTCCATTAATTCGCTCTGCTTCTATATCTTCGTTAAGAGTTTGTCTATATATAGTAGGATTCTCTTCCGGGAAGTTTGCCGGCTGAGTAGGCGAAGGGTAAAGATCCCTTATGGTAGTGTTTGTAAATATAACAGTACCAAGCCTGTACATATCTGTAGGTAGCGGAAAGTAACTATTTGTTTCGTCGTATGTTAGATCTCCCTGAGTTTCGAATATGGCTATTTTTTTATTCAGTATATCAAGCATGTCCGAGTATTCTGTATCATTACCAGGTGTTCGGCCAAATTGATTTATATCATAAAAATACTGCTCAAATAAATCTAATTGGGCTTGATTTGCAAATAAATTAAATTCCTGAGGCGTAACATACCCTCGTTGTTCTTTATTGAGTATGCCTAATACTCTTTGATAAACAGTATCTATACTTACGCTCATATTTTTTTATTTATAGTAATTAGGCCACCCATAAGATGGCCTTACCACTATGAGTGACTATTTAAGTCTTTTTTCAATTGCTTTATAAACTTCAACGCCTTCGTCTGTTTTAAACCATGCCGCTAATGCAGAATATGGGTTTTCATCAAAAGGAACAGTCATAAGCTTTCTATCGCCGTCTCCATATGTAAATGTTCTTTGGTCTTGCGATAATTTTACTATGCCGTTTTCAACAGCCTTAATACCAAAGTTCCTTAATTGTACGTTATCATCATTTGCTAATTCAACAAACAATAATGGATTGCGTTTTGCGAATATTAAACCATCACGTTTTAACTCACTGCTTGATAGCTCGTTTACTTTAGATCCAAATTGAACTCTTAATATAGCTTCTATTTGGTCAATGTCTAACGCTTTAGCCAAGTTGAGCGCGGTTATTTCAGCCTCAATCCAATCTAATTGATTTGCAGCTTGTTGTTGAGGTTTATACTCTTCCCACACCTCGTTTTTCATAGGGTGGTACAATGATAACAGCTTTTGTAATACTTGGTTTTCTTTTGGAACATTCAATGCTCCATTTCTAAAAACAATACGCCCTAACGTTGCCGGTCCTTTTTGTTCATCTACAAAGGGTGATGGTTGGTTAGTTGCATATTTTAATTCTCGTTGATACCCTTTATCAGCATCAAACCAAAGTAATGGTTTTCTTGTGCTGTGTTTAGATGGTACCGTAAATACTAATGGACGCTTGTTGTTTCTAAGCGTATATAGTCTATCTTTAACTTCCCAAGATTGCTCTACAACCTCGGTTTCTTTCTTTTTTGCCATGATATAATATAATAAAAATGTTAAAAGTAATAACTACCCCCGTCAGTTCAACGAGGGTAATTACTACAAAGGTTTTAGCTTGTCGCTTTCAACAATACGAAGTTGTTAGCAGCTTGAACACACAACGCTCTTTCAGATAAGAAGTGTACATTCATTTCGTCAGCGTCAGAAGTATAGTTACCTCCTACTGATCCAGTCACCCAAGACTTCATTCTACGGTCATCAGCTTCAGAAGCTCTGTAGCGGATGTGTAGGAATGGACGTGAGATGTTCTTTCCGAGTTGCTGATCGTAAACTGTAGAAGTACCAGCAGGAACTAGTACACCTTCAACATCTGCAACTAATCCACGAGTTGTAGAATCGTTTAGATATTTCCAGTCAGTTTTATAGAAATCGTAAGAACCTCTGCGGAATCCTGAGAAACCTAGGTTAAGTGCCATATCTTCTGAATTGTCAAATACACCGTAAGATGTACCTCCAGCTCCAAGGCCATTTTGTTGTGCTAGCATATTATCGATAGACAAAGAAGTTCCACGATCTAAGAAAAGCATGTTTTCTTCGATTGATCCTTGCTTGTCTAGCTCAGCCAAAATAGTGTCAAAGTCAGCCATACCTGGGCTTAGTTGGCCAGCTGGCGCAACCGCTCCGAAGTCAGCATCGGTATAAACTAATCCTCTATCTTCAAGAGCAGCAAATAGACCTTCAGATCCAGTTACGTTTGTACCACCGCCAAATCCAGCAGCAGCAGTAATATCACGTACATTACCTGCACCATCTGTTGATTTTTCTGCTTCAACCATAGCCATTTCAAGTTGATCTTCGAAACGGATACGAGCTTCGTGCTCAGACTTTAAGTACCAAAGGTAACCAGAAGTTCCAGCTTCAGTAGTTACTTCTACCCAACCAATTTGAGCAACATCAGAACCATTTACATTATACTTGTCACGCAAGATAATTGGTTTGTTGTTGAAAGTTGTGAAAGAAGCGTCAACTGAATTACCAGCTTTTTCAGTTCCTTTAGCGTACTCAGAACCGTAAACAAATACTTTTACGTCGCCTCCAGTGATAGTTAATCCTGATGCGTCGCCATAAGTATCTACAGTTACAGCCTGTCCCACTACGTCTTGTACATATGCTTTTTGAGTTGTAAAGCCTTTAGATACAACAAGCGTCATTCCTTTTCCGATCAAGTGACCTGCAGGGAATGTCAAAGTTGTAGCGTCTGCTACAGCAACATCATCATAAGCAATGTGTAAACGTCCTTGCTCTGACCAAGTAATTACGTCAGAAGCCATAGGCATTTCAGCGCCTACCATACGTAAAAATCCAGAAATAGTACGATTTCCATATCGCTCTACTTCTTTCTCATATACCTCAGGCAAAAATTGTTGCGTGAAGTCTAAGTCCGCGACAGAAAGGTAGTTGTCTCCAAACAATCCCTTAATAGGTCGTGGTGTTAAATGTGCGAGAGCTGTTGGGCTCCCAGTAAAAGATCCAGCCATTTTATAAATTTTTAATGGTTATTATTTTCGTTTTTTAACTTTAAAACTACTCGTACTTACTGCATCACTTTCAACCGTGCGTATTGTCCAACCATTTTGTGTTGTTACTTTTTCGTGTCCCCGTCTAGGGTCCATATCAACATTTTTGGTTCGAGCCATGCTATCTTTCACTGCATCGGCCTTGCCTTGCTCGTAAAAGTGGTTTGCAATTGCATCAGCATTCATAGCTGTGAATAAAGACTTATGATAACCCTTAGCGTCTGACATTTCATTTTTATCGTTCAAGAACTTCTTGACAAAATTATTAATGTCGCTTTGAGTTTTCTTTACATCTCCAGTATTTTTAATTTTAAACCTATACTTCTTGTCTCCAACAGAATAATCAAAACCTTTGAAATTCTCATTAAAAACGTTTTCGGTTTCAGTTAAAAATATTTTCTTTTGCGATTCAGCCATTTTAGCGACCTCTTCGTTTTCTTTATTATAGCGGTTGAAAAATTCAACTGCCTTTTGCTGGTCCTGTGTTAAATTAGATCCAGCTTTAATATTTTCGTAATATTTGCCCTTTAAGCTTTCAAGATGTTTTTTAGCTTTAGCAGCTTCTTCTTTAAAAGCTATTTTAGCTTTTCTAATATCCCTTGGCTCATCTAACTCTTCGTCATATGAAAAGTCTTCCATAAGAATATCAATGTCTTCTTTGTCTAAATGAGGCTTTGTCGTTTCGTAAAATTCACGAATTAACTGTGCTTCATTTAATTTAGAATAATCAGTATTTAGTTTTACATAATCATCCAGGCTTCCACCTGTTTCATTCATAAAGTCTACAACTTTTTGAATATTTTCCGGGAGCTCAACGCCTGTTTCATTTGACTCAGCCACGGCTTCTTCAACAATCTCTTTTGTTTCTTCAACTGTGGGAGCGGGCTCTTCCGCTGCTTCATCATCGACTATTTCTTCTAGCGCCGCTTCTTCGGTTTCCCGTACTTCTTCAACCACTTCTTGGCTGTCTGACGTGTTTTCGGATTCTCCGACAATAGCATCGCCGTCATCTGTGCTTTGCTCTTGAACGGCATCTTCTTGTGGGTTATTAAGTTTACCTAAATCTAATTTTATTGTACCATCTTCAGCGACTGATGCGCCAGTGTCTGGTTTTTCTTCAACAACTTCGTTTTCAGCTGCTGGTTGTTCTTGGGTATCTTCTTGTACCTCAAGTAATTCTTCTTGGTTTTCTGACATGATAAAATATTATATAATTGTACATTACTATTATTACTTAGGTTCAAAGGTTCCTAAGTCAAACCCTCCGCCAATTATATCGTTTCCGCCGGATTCGAAGTTTTTTGGTGGTGTATTGTTTTTTCTTTGCTCAATTAATTCACTTTGCTGAGACGCTTCCATCTTTGAGCGATCATCTTTACGATCTTCTTTTTTGCTTTCACGCTGCTTGTATAGTTCAGTTTCCATGCCCTTGAGTTGCATGTTATAATCAAACTCCTGTGCCATTAAAGCTTTCTTCGCTTCAACCTCCGCTTCCAACTTTTGTAAATCCAGCTGCCCTTCTAATTGTTTTAGTTGCGCTTTTTGTTGCGTTATAGCTGCTTGCTTTTGTACTTCGGCTTGTGCTGCCACTTGTTGGGCTTGAGCATTTGCTTGCGCCTGCGCTTGCATATTTTGCTGCTGGATAGCTTGATCCCGCTCTTGTTTTTTCTTGCGCTTAATTTTTAATAGCTGATTAGCTAATTTTAAATTTTGTACTTGACGTATATCTATAGCGTCATCTAAGTCTATTAAACCTGCCGACAATGCTGTTTGTATGTTGTTTTCAAGCATTTGTTTTTCTTCATCGTCTGGCATAAGCGTTAAGAATATACCAAAATCATACAAGTGCAAATTATTCATTTCAGACAAGGTGGCCACATTATGCGCTCCTATCTTTTGTATAAAAGCTTCTCTAGCTGGAGAATACTCTATAATATCAGACACTCTTAAGGATAAGCACTCAGCTAAATGAGCTGTTATATTTAAACCCGCCTCTAGTATATGCCTTGTAGCTGTATTACTATTTGCCGCGGCTATTTTTTGTATACCCACTAAAGCCTTCCCGTCGGGCATACTGCCATCTCTTGCTTCGTTTAATCCGGTCACATCGCGGATCATTTGCAAATAATAGTTGTAGGTATTTATTAAAGCTCCCAGCTTATTACCGCCGCTGCCACTTGTAATTTCTTGAATAGGTATTTTACCTGGGTTCATATCCCCATCTTGCGTAAATGATCTACCAATTACAGAACCTGTTTGGAAAAACATATTTAATGCTTCCTGCGGATTATAATTTGTACCATTACCTAAATCAATTTCAGCCAAACCGTCTGCGTCTAAATAAACGCCATCTGGCACCATTCGTGATAGCAATTGCTGCAACTTTAAATGTGTTAACTGAACCATATCGGCAAAGCCAGTAATACGATCAACTAATGATTCAATTTTACCTTTATATATTCTAGGCGCATTAATGCTATAATTCAATAACACTTTTGAGCTATCACTTTTTGGGCGCATCATATTTTTGGCAAGCTCCCATTGTAATAAATAATCAGTGCCTAATATTAAAACCCCCTCGTATAATACCTCAATAGATCTTGATAGTTTGCCATACTGCTGCTCTAGTACTTCAACTGGCGGATCAAATGTATCGTCCCTTAATAAAACTTTAGACGCTCCCGTAGCGGTCTCTTTAATTTTGTATACTTCGTTCATGTATGTTTTGTAATTGAAATACAATACTTGAACTGTATTAGAATCCGTTTCATTATAATTAGAAAGCGTTCTATCGTAAAACCCGTTATTTTGATAACCTTGTTCGGATATTCTTTTTAAATCTTCATCTGTTAAATCGGGAAACTGTTTCTTAATCTCGTTAATAGGTACGTTTCTAACCTCGCCACAATAATATATATCATCAAAATAGGGTGAATCCGTATATGACCAGACTAAATTAGCAGGATCAACATAATCAATTACAACACCTTCTGACTTACTAAATCTATTTTTAACAGCGCCAATACCTATGGTGGTTAAATCATATATTACTCGCTTTTTTGTTAAATCATAATTATTGCCATTTAGTAATACATTTATGGCTTGCTCTTCCGCAATCTCTACCGCTTGCTTATAAGTTAGCTGCATATGCACGTCTAACTCTTCTTGCGTTTCTGGTAAAGTTTCAGGTTGGTTTTCGTATAAGTTTACTCCAAAATTATCTTTAGCAAACTCATTTAATTCTTTTGTTTGAATATCTCTGATTATACTAGCTAAATATTCTGTGCGTTTTGCAACGCCATATGGATCTTGCGAATATGCTTTTATATCAAAAGCTCTTTCTGAAATACCATTTACAACAATATCAACAAACTTAGGTATAATTGGAACTGGTTTCCAATCTATATTTAAATATGATAAATCACCATTAATAGATAATTCATCTTTATATTTTTGTATTGATTGCTCGCCTCTAGCGTATAGCCTTAATCTATGAAATGTATTTTGATTACTTCTATATCTATTAGTGCCAGAATCGGACTTAAACCATTCGTCTTGAATTGCTCTACCGACTCTTAAACCATATTCAGGCGACATTTTTTCTTGGTCGCTAGCAACTTGGCTTGGAAAAAAACTATTTATAACTGACTCAGCCATACTTTATTTTATTATTTCCGATATTCCACCGGTGTTTTTGTATCTTGCAATACTTAAATTTAACTTTGGTTTCTCAACTCTTGGGTTAGGCCTATATAAGTGCCGATTGCATGCCATTATCGCTAACCCTGAACTAATAGCTGCATCAAATTTTGTTCTTTTGTTTATATCAAACTTAGCCCAATCGTTTAAAGTACGATTAAAGTACATTGTTCCGTACTCACCATCTCCTTTAACGCCAACGTGGCTTTGTATATATGTTTCGATAGCAGCAGCGTGTGCCTGCTTAATATCTTCAGACGAGTTAGGTATACCGCCTATTTCTTTTTCTGCAACCGAAAGTTTGTTATATAACTTATCCGGTCTATTCATAGAGTAACCTCTATAGCCTCTTCGCTTTAAGTAATAAAGCAATCGAGGTTTGTTATTTTCACAAAGCAATGGCATTCCGTAAAACACTAAAGCCATAAGCACATCTTCAAAAAACATTTCAGCTGTTTGCGGCCTGGCCACATATTCTAAAAAAAATGTGTTTGGCGGCGCATCTTCCATACTAAAAGTTGTTAACCCGTGTAAAGATCCTTTAGAACCTTGTCCGTCCGTAGTTCCCGATATATCGTAGCTATCACACCCAAAAGCGCCTATGTGCTCATTGCCTGGATGCTTTATACCATTTTTAATTACCTGTTTATTTTGTAATGCAACCTTAGGAACCCAAGAAACTTTAAATCTACCATTGGGGTTTGGGCTAAACATTACTTTAGAATCTTTAATACCATGCTCCCAATTAAAGCTACCTGTTGTTATAACGCCTGAGCTTTTTAAATCTTCGTTATAATCTATTTGTTCGTATATTTTTACTAAGTTAAATATGCTATTTTTAGTTTCATCACGAAACGCATGCTCCTCTGTACGCGGAAACTGCCTATAAAACTCATTTAAAGCATCCTGATCGCCTTTTAATCCTTCTACCTCATTATCCCAGTGCTCGATGACCCCGACCTCGATAGCGTCGCCGTGTGGGCCAATGCAATCTGCTGATGGGGTTTCGAATACAGGCATTCCATAAGAATCAATGAATCCCTCGTAGTTCCATTCCATAGGTATGAACAAAGAATATAATCCTGACTTAGTTTGTCCATTGCGGTTTCGTTTTGTAACGTCTGAGTCATTATAAAGCTTTTTAAAGTTTTCTCCACCTTTGTCTAGTGCATTTGATGTTGATCCCATCATACACTTACCTATAACTCTACTACCTAATCTTAATGTAGTTTTTGTTACACGCCAGTTATTCAATATGTTATCTGGCTTTTCCCACTTACCGCTTTCATCATGTACTAACAGTTTTAGTTTTTCCCCATCATAGCTGTTATCACCTGTATTTTTCCAGTCAATAGTTGTATCTAATCCTTCTAACAACTCTTGATCCTGTTTGTTTTGTATTGACTTCCTTGTAAGCCTTGAGGCTGGTATTCTATACGCTAGCTCTGTTTTCGGACGGTCCATACCGTCTTGTATTGGCTTAAAGAAAAATGGATAGTTTACAGATATTGGTACTACCTTGTCTGTAAACATTTTTTTAGCGTCAGAACCGGACTTTGATAATATTCCGAATCGCGCATCGCTTGATATTGTAGCCATGTTAACGGTCTCACCGCTTGCCATGAATGAAAATCCTGAACGTCTATTTTTGAGGTAACACATGCCGTAGCATCTCTGGTCTGCTTTGCAAGCTTCCCAAAAGATGAAGAATAATCTGTTGGCTTCCCTAAATTCTGGGTGCCCAACGTCAATTTTAGACCATTGCAAGTACATAAAGTGAGTGCCAGTAACGTAAGTGCCCACACCCTTATTATTGAACCAATGGCCGTCTTCGCGGCGTCTGAATTGTTCATCTATATATGGTTCCCATTTTTCTTTAAAGTCGTCAGGATAATCGCGCCAATCAAAAACGCTTTGTATTCGTTTTAGTTCCTTTGGCAATTCCTCAACAACCCATCTGTCATTTGATTTATTTATTTTAGCTGGAGTTTTAGGTAACGCTATCTTTAAATTTTGTATCTGATATATGTCACCTATTTGACCGTTTTTGCTTATAACAACAATATCATGCTCTTTGTTATAACCGTAACTCCATTTTTTGCTTTTATTTAACCTAGATATTGTGGTTTGCTTTATGGGTGTTATTATGCTATATAAAGTTTGCTCGTACATTACTTAGATCGTCTTTCTGCAAACCCTGAAAAAGCTTTTTTCTTTTCTTCCTCTACAGGTTTATTTTCAAGTATAGCTTCCTCTTCTTGAATACGCGTTAATATTTCAAACGCATCAAATATAGCTAGCTTTTTTGTAGCAGCAGCGTTCTTAAGTCTATCAGCAGATATATCATCGTCTGAATCAACTATAGGTTCTTTAGCTACTTTTATTAACTCCTCAACTGCTCGCTGTCCAGCTTGGATTATATTCTTCTTCGTCTCCTTGATATTCATATTTGATTGTAATTAAATTTGTTGGAACACGATATAATTTTTCTTTATTTATAATAAACTCGTACTCTGCGCCAGGTCTAAAGCCTACAAGATCACCTTCTTTAACACTTTTCAAACTAGGGTCCTTATATTTAAGGACTCCTATTAATGGTTTTTCAAAGTTGATTGAAAACATTTTATTTTCTTTTAGTGGCTTAACAAAGTTAAACCCATCTAGCGGGATCCACTTATATATACGCTTGTACGCAAATATTTGATCTGGTGAAACAAAATACATATTGTCTTTATAATAACTCCTGCTATTTTTTTCTTCACCTCTAATATCTCGAAACCTACGGAATACATTGTGGTGTAGTATAACCTCATCACCTTTACATATACCCGTCGGATTGGTTGCTGGTGTAGCCATAACAATACCTATTCTTGAAACAAAATTATGATTTTGTAATTCTGTATTAAGTATTAATTCTTGGCCACCTATTGTTTTTGTATTGTTATACCTATCTTCTTTAGGCATAATAACAAAATCAAAAACGCCTTTCATTAGTAATCAATATTGTACTCTATGGCTATTGCCATATTTTTATTGAAATCTTTCCAAGGTATTACGTCGCTACCTTTTTGAATATAGATAGAATACTTTTCTTCTTCTTCTATAATATTAACTATGGTATGACCGCCATACACTTCCTGACCAACAGAATAGTGCATGGCGTCATTTTTATAGTCTTTCCCTATACTAATCTTCCTTAGCAGGCTCACGTAATTCGCCGGTATTAATATCAATCACCTTGTCTCCATACTTATCTTGCAGCTCTTTTTGTTGCTCATCAAGCTTTGTTTTAACTTGAGCAAATGTATGTAGCAGCTCATGCTTTTGTAATTCTAATCCGCCGATCTGCGATTGAACACTATTTAATTGTTTAATAATGTTTGTTAGAACTTCTAGTTCTTCTGCTGTTAGTTTTTCAGGTACTAAATTTACTTCTTTTGCCATTTGATTTAATTTAATTATTATTGCTGGATTTCTTTGCTTTTTCCCAGGTACGCCCAACAAAATACGCCCCGTAGACTGTTATTAATAAAGATTGAAAAATTGGTATATAGTCTTCAGCTATTTTAAACTCTCCTATATTACCATCAAAAAAACATAGTGCTGTAAATATAACAGTCAAATATATAAGAACCATAGGCCTTATGTTTTTCGATAAAAACGAATCTGAATTCATATCCGCTTCCCATCTTGCTGTTACTTGCTCTTGTGCTTCTTTATCTGCTTTTTCAAGAATCTCAGTTATTAATCGCTGAGCTTCTAATTTTTCTTCTTTAGTTGTAGTTAATTTATCAATGACATCACCGACTTCTTTAATTACTCCGCCGGTAAGCCATTCCCATATTTTTTTCATTATTTACCTTAATATACTTTTTTATATTTTTTGCCAGGAGCTGCTTTAATAGCGTTTTGAAGCTCTATTGGCAATGTATTTTGTCCGCCTCTTAAAGCTTTTTTAGCAGCTGGTTTAGGAGCTTCGTCCATAGCTTCTTTTAAAGGCTTGGCCACGTCTACAAACTTGCTGTTTTCAACGCCGCTCATTAAGCCTTCGTCAGGGCTGTAATCTATTTCTGTTTTTTTTACTGCAGAACCTAAATCTAGTAAAGGCTCTTGTACTTTCATTCCCTTATTTGTGGAATGTTGAATTCTCGCTGTAATTGGTTTATTATACCCCATTGTATTATTTTTTATAAGGAAACATTTTGTTTAACTTTTCTTTACGATGCTGACATCCACAGGGAATGTTCAAACCCTCAGATACCTTATCAACCACGGTTTTAATCCCTGTGGCTTTAGTAATTTTTTCTACTGTATCGCCTAAACCTTGTGATTTCATAATATTAGCATTTCCATCTGCGTCTTGCAGCGCAAATTCTTTTCTTTGGTGTTTTTGAACAGTTGATGCCGTGTTGTTTCATTTGGCCTTTTGATCTAGCGCAATAAGACGTTCGTCTTTTACCACCCCCTGGTTGAGGGGCTTTAAGATTACCACCTGTCTTTTTATTGTAAGCTTTTCGGCCAGCAGCCGTCATACCAGCGCCTTCTTCAGCTGTCAAAAAATGTCTACCTTTTCCTTTTGTAGTCTTACGGAGCTTTTGCACCATAGAACTTGCTGGTTCTTGATTATACATATATTATTTATTAAAGTAGTTTTTCTTTAATACTGTTTTTTTCGGAGCAGCGCCTAAAAAATTACCTACAAGATCACCTACGTCTTTCGCGGCGCCTAATCCTTTTTCTTTAACATCTTTAGCAATCTTTGCTATATTTTTACCAGCCCGTTGAAAATCAGTAGGGTCATTTCCAGCAAAATTCTTAGGGTTATCTGTAATTCTTTCTTTAGTAGCGTCAAGATTTTCTCTTAACTTTGTGGTTTGATAAGATGATCTGCCGCCACCGCCTTGATCTTGTTGTATTTTAAATTGCTTCAATCTGTCTCTTAAGTTTTCGGCTCTATCAGATGCTAATTTAGCTTTACCCCCAACCAAAGTTTTTTTACCTGTTGTTGGATCTATTTCATATTCACCGAATATAGCAGCTTTTTCTGTTTTACCTCTTTTCTTTAAACGCGCTGCTCTTTTTGCAAATCTTAAAGCTTGTTTTTCTGACTTACCAACCAAACGTTCTGCAATCTTTTGTCTACGGTAATCTTTACGAGTACCAATTGAGCTCAAGCCTTGAGCATCCTCATAGTCAGGGGTTACCTCTGGATCTTGTTTTTCTTTAGTCGGGTCATCGCCTGGCGTTGTGATTGTTACTTCTCCAGGTCCCCCGGATACGCCAGTGGCCGCAACCATACCGGCTTCGAATCCTTCAGGATCTTTTTTACGCTGCGCTTCTCTGTCCGCAACGTAGGCATTATAATCTTTGTACATACCAGTTGTTCTCACACCATCTATGTCTTGATCATAAGCTTCTCTATACGAAAGTCTCTTTCTTGTTTCAGTGGTTCCCTCTGTTCCTGGTGAAGTTATTGTAGTGTCGGTTTGAGTACCATAAATATCAGATCCATTTGTAGAAGCTATCGGAATGTCTGATGTTGTTGACACCTCTGTAGTAGATGATCCTGCAGATAAATCATCTTTGGTTTTTTTAAGTAAAGAGTTCTTCGCGCATGAGCGAGATGCTATTGCTGTAATTGGGTTTGCCATAATTATGCTTTTTTAGCCTCGGCTTCCCATTCAAGGTTACCGCCTTCCGGCTCATTTGTTGTTTTATTTACTATTCTTCCACCAAGCCGCTGATATACTCTAGCTGGTGACTTTGTATCTTTTTTCCAAGTGACTTCTTCGTTTGTGTATTGCAAACGCCCTGTTATCATTTGGTCGTGATGAGCATTCTCTTCAGGAATAGAATCACGCTTTTCTTTTTCACTTGCATTTTCATTTACAAATGTGGTGCCGTCGCGATTAGCTTCAGCTATAATACCATCGCCTAAATCTTTTTCAAACACTGGCCTACCAAACTCAGATAATTCTTCGTTGTAGCCGAAAAGCTCGCCTTTAGACTTTAATTTAAAACTCATTAGTAATCGGTATAGCTTTTAATTTCTTTTTTAGCTTCTTTAAATTTTTTACGCTGTTCTTTTATAAGACCTTTTTTAACTTTACGTAATTGTTTTTTGTCAACAGAGGTATTATTTTTAGGCTTAATAGAACTCATGTCAGCGTTGGACGTTGGCATGCTGTTGCCTGTATTAACGATACCTTTTGATTCTAAAGTAGATACTTTTTTTGTAGGTAATCTTTTTAGTTCTTTACTGTACGTTTGCTTAGGCTCTGATTTAATAATTTCTTTGCCCAAAGGCTTTAGCTTCTCCGCGATCATTTCTTTGCCCAAAGGCTTTAATTTCTCCGCGTTCATCGATTTGCCTGTCTGCTTAGCCGCGGCTTTTGGTGCACCTAGTCTATTTGGCCCTATACCTTTTGGTCCCATACTATCTTTCTTTATCGTTAATCATATCGTCAATAGCTTTGTTATAAACTTTATCGGTATATGTTTTGTTTTTATAAAATGTACTTCTCTCAGATGTTGGCAAATCTTCTTCTGCTAACATTATTCTGTATATTCTTTTAATTAGTAGCTTACACTTATTCGATGTTTTATAAACAGCATACTTAGACGTAGTACGGTTTCTTTCTTTAAATACATCAATCCAGCCATTCCGCCTTAAGCGTTCCCACCGGTTTTTATCCCAGCTGTAAGTGTAAACACCGTTAATAAAATCATTACGTGTAAAAAGCTTTTTGCAATCTAAGTATATAAGAAGCTCTAAATCTGCGTCTTTTAAATCGTAAGTCTTACAGGCCCATCTTCTGATAAGCCTGTAATACTTTAACAAATTCATATCTTGCAGGTCAGTTCCAGTTAGCCTCATTCTATAAGCACTATATCTGAAATTTTCAGCACATAATACAAATGATCGTTCCATTCTATTCCATGCCCAGCGTGTTTGTCATATCTAACAAAATCACCGTCTTGCAGTATATCTATTTGATCACCTATACTTATTACTCTACCTTTAACGTAACGAACGTCTTTATTTTGTTTTTCAGTAAGCTCTAGCCCACCAACTTTTGTTGGCTCCTCTTTAATTTTATCTACAATTACAAAATGATTTATTGCTTTCATGCTAATCGTTTATTACTGATTACACAATCTGCAGATATAATAGTTGTAACAACACTTACCGCATTCTTTAAAGCTGTTTTGGTAACTAACACCGGATCTATAATGCCGGCTTTAACCATATTAACATCTTTACCTGTTTTAACGTCTATACCTCTGTTTTTGATTTGAGGATAAACTACTTGCATATTAGCGTTTTCTAATATAGTCTCATATGGTGATCTTATTGCAGCAAGCAATATCTCCTCACCTTTATTTTTCGGCTTAATCAGTGTAGAAGCATTCAGCAAAGCTACACCTCCGCCTGGAACTATACCTTCTTTATAAGCGGCTTTTGTCGCATATATCGCATCTTCAATACGATCTTTCTTTTCTTTAAGCTCAACCTTAGAGTCAGCCCCGACATAAATTATACCGACTTGACCAGTTAGCATTGATAATCGTTGCTCTAATTTTTTCTTAAAGAACGGATTGGTTTCTTCAGCTATTTGCTTTTCAACATCCATTATTCGTAGAGCTACTTCTTCATTTGCTTCAGCTACTTGCAGAACAGTGTTTTTATCGTCCGTAACAGCCTTAAAAGCTTTTCCTAATACATTAGGCTCTATGAAGTCTAAATCGTCTCCTAACTCTTCGTTTATGATTTGAGCGCCAGTGAGTATTGCTAAGTCTTCAAGCGTTTGCTGCTTAGTTGGACCAAAGCCAGGTAAATCAACTATATTTACTTTTATATTACCTTTTACTTTATTAGCTAATAATGTTTGATACGGCTGTTGATCCATATCCGCTACTATTAGCAGGCTCTTTTTATTTTTAATTACAAACTCTAATACGTTTTGTATTCTTCTTATATTAGGTATCGGTGAAGATACTATAAGAACATATGGGTCTTCTAATGTAGCTGTACCTTTATTTTTATCCGTAGATAAATGCGAGGATTTTAAACCGCTGTCAAATTGCACGCCGTCAACAAACTCAACATAAGTTTCGTTTGTATCAGACTCTTCCATTAGAACGACTCCATTTTTTCCAACTTTTTCATAAGCTTGTCCAATTTTATCTCCAAGCTCTGCGTCGTTGTTGCATGAAATACCAGCAACTTGGTTAAGCATTTCACCTTTAACTTCAGTACTGGCTTTGTCAAGATAAACCATAACTTTTTCAGCACCACTAATAATGCCGCTTTTAAGCTCTCTAACTTCTTCCTCATTTAAATGCTTGTTAACTGTTTTTAATAAAGAATGCGCAAGGACGGTTGATGTTGTTGTACCGTCCCCGGCTTCTTTTACTGTATTGCTTGCCGCTTCCTTTATAAGTGTAGCGCCAATATTCTCAACCGGATGTAATAAGACTACGCTTTCCGCAACGGTTACACCATCTTTTGTAATCACCGGTTTTCCAAGGGCGTCCTCATATATAACGCATTTTCCAGACGCACCTAATGTGCTCTTTACTGCGTTTGACAATTTTTCAACGCCTTGCATAATTTGTTGTTTGGCATCATTGCCAAATGTGAGAGTTTTAACTATCTCACTAGGGTTATTAAATTCCATTAAATTAAATTTTAAATTATTTACTCTTTTTCAAAAGTCTTTACAACTTTAGGTCCTTTCATAAAATCTAGCTTTTTCTGATAATATTGAATTGATCCGTCAATTGCTGCTTCTGCACCCTCGATAGTTTCTCTCCTTGTAATATCTTTCCAGGAGTCTTCGTCTGGTACTTTGATTTCTGTTTGGTAGAATCCATTTGGTAGTTGCACAATTCGCCAGTTGCTTTTGTCGGATGCATGCTTCCAGGTTTCTACGGTTTTTTCATTTACTTGTGGCTGACTACTCCACGAACTAGTCTGATAAAATAGTGTCATTGGTTTTGGTTTTAATTATTACTATTTGGTTTGCTCTATCCCGAGCAGGGCATATTTTATATATTACGTGGTTTATGACGGCGTTAACCCGCCTTGATCTTTAGTAGGATCAAACTCGTCCTTGTCCCAAGGTTTGCCGCCTTCTACAACTGGTGTTTCTAATTCTTGTTTTTTAGCTAATGCTTCCGCCGCAATAGTAGATTCTGTTTCATTTACTGCGTCTGGGCCTAATTTATCTTTAACCCACCCTATAACAGTTTCTTCTGTTAAATTTTCGTAAGGTATAAATCCAGGACCCGCTGTTTCTTCAAACTCCTGCATAAACACTTTTCTAGCATAGCCTGCTCCATCTTGTACTTCGTAGCATGACGAAACCCCTATAACAAAACCGTCTGCGGTCTTATGTTGCATATCTAATATTTTCCAACTCATAATTTATTTTTTAATGTGCTTTTGCTTGTATTATAATCCATTCAGATCCTGTTGAGTAAACAGCAATACCTTCGTATGATTTTGATATTTGAAAAGAAGCAGCGCCATCTATAGTTCCTCCACCGTCAGCTGTAATATTTATTTTATCGCCAGCTCCAGAGCTAAGCGTTCCGTCTGTTGTAATTCTTATAAGTCTATTCGTAGTGGCAGATGCCGAGGGAAGTTTCAACGTATACACGCCATTGCCGCCTGACCAACTAATTAAAACTAAATTATAGTTTGCGCTAATACTGGAAGAAGCGCCAGGGTTAGCTGTTTTTAATAGTGGCGTTAAATATGCAAGCCCTTCATTGTTTTTTGCATTTTGTTCTGCTTGATCTAAGTTTATTCTAACTTGATTGTTAGACCTATAAAGCTCTCCTCTTTCTACACCAGCTGCTGCAGCATCTGAATCGCTATTGTATGAATGAGATAACCTAAGTGCTGGGAATAATAACCCAGATTGCGAACTAGTGCCATTCTGTATTTCTATTGCGTTTTTTCTACCAGTAGGAGAAAACCCAGTTCCAAATACAATTCTACCTGTTGCGGTTGGCGTTGCATTATAACGTCCAATTATAACGGTGTTATCTTCACCACCATCTTCTAGGTTTCTGCCGAAAGCATAAGATTGACTTCCTGATAACACATTATTATGCCCAAGCGCCATGGCAATTATTGCGCTGCCGCTAATTGTGTTATTAAGCCCGAATGCGTAATCATCTTCACTGCTAAGTGTGTTACTTTTACCTATAGCATAACTATCAATAGCGCTTGTAGTATTACTTTTACCTAAGACGCAGCTGTCATTATTGTTTATAGTATTGTTAAAACCAAGGACTATTCCGTTAGCCGCGTCATTTAAAGTGTTTGAAGAACCCATGGCGAAATTTGTATTTATTCCGCTAGATTCTGTAGTGTTAGTTAAAATATTTGAAGTTCCTACTACACAAGAGCCACCTGATTTAACAGTGTTGTTAAAACCAGCGGTTACAATATTTCCTCCTACATTTAACTTGTCAATACCCACGTCATTTCCATCACCTGTTGCCCAAACTTGACCACCAGCTACAATGTTATTTGCCCCTAATCCACCACAGCGATTTCCTGATACTGAATTATTAGAACCAAAAGCAACAGAGCTATTACCTAAAACGCTGTTGTTATCACCCAGTGCTTGTGATGATGTTCCGCTAACAGCATTATTTAATCCAACTGCAAAAGAATTTACAGCACTCGCTGTATTTCCATTTCCTAAAGCTACTGCTTGACTACCGCTTGATGTTGTATTTAAGCCAGACGCTATAGAGTTTACGCCACTTGCGGTTGTCCCATTACCTATAGCAAAAGATTGATTACCACTTGCCGTTACAGCATTACCCATTGCAACAGAGTTAATGGCCGTTGATGCAGCGCCTTTACCAAATATAAGTGCCGCCCCGGGGTTTGAAGATCCGCCTGCGTTTTGTTTTATTTCAAACTTCCTGCTGCCATAGCCTGATTTTAGCAAAAACAGACTGGTTCCTGCAATAGCGGTATAATTGTTATTGTTATATCGTGCATCAAAAGTAAATATACCTTGATCACCCGGTGATGACTGCGCGCCTGTAGAGTAATCATAATTTTGAGAAGCTGCTCTATATTCAGCCATACCAGCGCTGCAATTAGCTTGGGATTCCGTTTCAAATACCTCGCCTAGCCCGGTTCCGCCACTGGGTGTTCCGAATTGAGGGTCAAACATCATTTGGTGTCTGGCGCCGTCAGCATGTTCGTAAAAGGCGGAGGGGAGCGCATTTATACTCGATGCATAGAAGAATCTATTAGAGTACAGGGTGCTGCCAGAAGAAATTGTTGGAAAAAAGCCTTGTATACCTGGGTAATTTACAAAAGGAGTAGAGCGAACCCACAATGGATCCCCCATATGTATTGTAGGTATTGTATTAAAAATACTATTGTCTGTTACTTGTGCAGATCCCATTTTTAATACTCTATCCAACATTACCGTGTTCTCTTGGTAATATTTTCTTCCTTGTACACCGCCATATGAGCCTTCACCTAAAACTACATTAGTTGCGTTCGTTATTAATGATTCATTTAAAGCGTCAATACCTTCACCTATAAGTTTCTGGTTATATGGTGTCGCGTTGTTAGTACCTATAACAACCTGTGGTGAATTAATTTCTACTAAAGAGCCAGCTGATGGAGATCCTTGTGATATTAAAGAATCTGTTAAGTTATCTGTTTGATCCCAAAGCGCTAGCTTGTAAGGAGTACCAGTGCCAGTAGGAAAACCAGATGCGCTAATTGTTAAGGTCTGGTCTAGCATCGTTGTTGAGATGTTAACTCCTCCGATTATGTTTAGCGATTGCGTATCTAAATCGATTGTGCCTGTGCCTAAATCACCGGTAACAGTTAGATCGTCGTCTTCAGGATCAGCCCAGTATACTTTTCCAATTCCATCCGTCGTAAGCTGTGAACCAGCCGCCCCAATGTCATTTGGCAACTCCATAGTATACGAAGCTGGCAGGTCAGCATGCGCTGGAGCTTTAATTGTAATGCCCGTAGCGTTTAAGCTTGAGTTTAAAATAAGTTGTCCAGATTCTGCAACGCCCTCTGTTAGTTTACCTTTTATTTTAGCTTCTTTATCAACTTGCAATTTTCCTGCAATTGTAATTAATGTGCCGTCAGGGTTTATATCTTGCGACATAATAGAACCTGTTATGCGTGTCGCATTCGAACCTAACGTATCTTGAGTATCTCTTAATACTGGTATGGTAAAACTAACTGCATCCGGATCTATAAACTTATCAATGACATATTCTGCAATATCCCCTAGGAAAAAGTTTTTTGTTACTAGCTCATTAGTATCTCCATCTGTACCGATTATACGGTCAAGATCGGATATGTATATATCTTTTTGATAAGTAGGTATTCTAGCCATTGTTTTGTTTTAATGTTTTTATCTCTTCTTTGAGTTCATTTATTTCGTTCACTAGCTCTTTAATAGCCGCAGTGTTTATCGATATAATATTATTATGCTCTAGCGTTAGGTGCTCACCTTCTTTTACAATAGTCGGTAAGACTTCCTGCATGTCTTGCGCTATAAACCCATATCTTGTTTCTAAGTCAATCCCGCGCATATCTGGTTTCCAATTAAAAGAAACGGGCTCCAATTTCGAAACCGTGTCTAGTGCATTAGAAATTGGTGTAATGTTATCTTTTAAATTTTTATCTGAAAATGTTCGAGTAACATTACTTGTTAATGTACCAAACACTTGCGCGTTACCCCATACCTGAGCAACCGCATTTGCAGACCCGGGAACAACATCGCCAAGAGCAACAAATCCTTTATTACCTCTAACTTGTATACCATTTAAACCAATATTTGTTTTTCCGGATGCGCCTGTAAATAATACGTTACTAAAAGAATTAGTTAGGTCTTCGCCAGAAGATAAGTAATTTTTGCCAGTAACATCCATATAAGCCCAAGGGTATTGGTCCTCATTTAATCGGTAGCCAGTAGTTGTAGAATTAGCCGACCATACATATATATCGGTAATTTCATAAAAATATTGGGCCGTTACCTTTATTTCACCGGGATCGGAAGCCGTACCCATATTAGGTCTACTAGAAGGCGGGCTGAAGGATCCGTCTATTTGCCCCGCTGACCAAGTGCCTGGCACGTCGCAAAACCAACCAAAAAATTGCTTAGTATTAGGGTCATTAGCACCAGGGGCTGGAGCTAAAATAGCGCCTGTTGCTTCATTTAAATTTTTTGTAATAGTACCCGTAGCTAATACTTTTTCTTCTGTTGCAACAATTGACGTTTGCTGGAACCCCCCTGAGTCAGGGATAAACGTAAAAGTAAATTTAACTTTCAGCTCATAGTCAAAGCCGGCGACATCCGCTATGTTTGGTATCGAGCTAAAGTCTAAAGAGCCGCTTCCATCGTTAGTTTCGAAGTTTTCTTCACCACCGCCTAAGTCTCCATCTCCCCGATTTGGCCCCGAGTTGCTATCTGCGCTTAGTGATCCCCAGCCGTAATCTTTACCAAATTCTTCTTGCATTCCTATCACTATCCTAAAAGAATCGCCCTGTTGATTACTATTGCCAGGCCCCTCGCCGTAAGGTATAGAATAAGTGGCCGTGCCTCCAGTGTAAGCATCGTAAGCTATATTGTTTTGGACGTTAGTCCCTACTAAATTCCCTGTTATATCTGGAAAATAATACTTAACGTTTTTAACCCCGGATTGAGCGGTTACCCCGCCTGATCTTGAAGTTAATCTAAAATTATTACTAGCGCTAGTTGTCCCAAAAGGACTCGCGAAGGTATTCGGTGAAAAAGAAAAGTTAGCACTAACAGCTGCACTAGGCGAAATTGCCGGCAGGTTTTCCGAAGACAACACAAGCTTTTCAGTTCCTACCTCTGTGTAGTTGCCGCTTGGATCCAAAACAATTTCTGATGATCCGTCTTTTAATGCACCGCTGCTGTCTACTGTCCAGCTACCAATTGATCCAGCTGAATGAGTACCTCCGAAGTTTGCGGATCCGTCTGCGTTAATGTAGAATTGTTCAGCATGTATAGAACTGTTATCTAAGTTTATACCCATGCCTGCATTAGAAAATCCAGATAACGCTGAATTAAGTGGCATTTCAAAATCACCACTTGCTATAATACCTGTTGTTATGTTGCTACCGTTTATAACAGTGTTAGCTGTTGTATTTTGGCCGCTTAATATATTAAGGAGTTGCACCTCTGTAATACCAGCTGTATTACCTGTTACATACCCATTGTCTTGTAAATAGGAAGCAAGAGCCGCCTGGTCCAAAAACGCAGATGTATCCGGCAGATCGCTGGTTGTTGCATAGTTGTTTGTATTTAAGTAATTACCTAAATCAACATAGTCAATACCCTGCCCTGTTGATGCGTTTGAAAATGTTACCGCTCCGTTTAATGCAATACCGCTGCTGGTAACGACAAAAGGCGATACATTAGTGCCATTTACATTAATAGTAAATACATCTGAATTAAACGATATAGAAGAACCTGTTGCACTGTTAGATAGTAGCTCCATGCTCGCAATATTTCCATTGGTGTCTAATACTAGCCCATATGAGGATTCTAAGTTACCTTCTATATCGGCTACCGTACTTGCTGTTTCAGTTAATGTAGCAGTGTTCCCGTTTACTGTAGATTCAAGTGTTGTAATATCCGATGAGGTCGCGTAGTTTTCTGTTGCGATTGTTTGTGTTACTTTATCGGCTAACGCGGTTGATAATGAAACTAGGTTACCATCTGCATCAAAAGTTCCAACCTCGGCTTTAAATTCTGTTAGCTCAGTCGCTTCTGCATAATCCGCTAAAACGGTTGTTAATTGTGACCCTGTAATGCCGGCAGTTGATGACGATGCAATCTCGCCGTCTACATATTGCCTTAAAGTACTTTCTAAATTGCTTACTTGAGTTGTAGTTGCATACCCTTCGCCCGCGACTGCTGTTGTTATTTCGCTTGCTAATGCACTTGAAAGGCCTGTTAAGTTGCCATTTGCATCAAAAGTACCAAACTCAGCCCCCAAATCCGCAACTGACTGCGCTGTAGCTAATGTGTCATCTGAATACGCACTCACAACACTGTTTGCAAAAGAGCTTGCTAGTGTTAATAGGTTGCCATCTGCGTCAAATGTACCAAAATTAGCCTTAAGGTTGGTATATTCAGTAGAAGATGCAAAAGTATCAGTGGCTTCTGTTACAAGTCCTGATACCGCTGACGCAAAAGCGTCTGTCGTGAGTATACCGTTGGTATAAGCTTGGTAACCCGCAGTTAAAGTGTCTTCTAATGTAGCAATTGAACCAGTTAAAGTAGAGGTTGTATTAGCTAATTGGTCAATTGTGGCGTATGTGTCTATTGTAAGGACACCATCTACTATTTGCTGGACTTGTGAGGATAAAGAATTTAGCGTGGTGGCTGACGCAAAGCCCTCAGAGGCGATAGTTTCAGCAAAATTAGTGATATTTGCTGTAGAAAGCGTCAATGTTCCATCAACATTTGTATTAAACACAGATTCTAGCGTTTCTGTACGCGTTACAACGGACTCAAATTCGGTTGTAAGGGTATTTACTATGTTTTGATAACTAGCTATAGCTGTAGTATTGCCATCTAAGCTTGTTGTGATGTCCAGAAGACTCTGATTTATGCCATCACCGTTACCATTTACTGAAAAGTAATCAATAGCTAGGTCAACAATAGCCGCAATCGGTATATTTACCGTAGCCTTTTGATTTTCTACATCGGTTCCTACCAATGTATCTGATAATGTTACATTACCTTTTGTATATCTATGTATTCTAGCCATGTTTAGTTTGTGTTGTAGTTGTTACCACTTTCTTTTTTAGTTCCCTCGCCCTCGTTTCCTCTATTGGAGGCTATTGGTACGCACTTTTGTCTCTTGTGATCGTAGTCATAACCGTCAGGGCAAGGCTTTTTCCTGCGCTCTCGCTGGGAATGTGCTTTTTTCCTTCTCCGATCAGGTGTCATAGCGTATGCTTTGTCCCGTGCACGCTTAGCTCTTCTTGCTGCCGGAGATAGTTTTTGTGTCATACTGTGTATGATTACGCTGTTTTCGGAGTACTTAATGCGACAGTTGCCTACTACTATTATATATAACTACCTAGTGTCACATTATATTTAAAAAATAGTTAGATATAGGGAAGTAATGGGTTGCTACTATATATACACGTTACACCGGCATAAGTAAAACCCGTTTCTTTTTGCCAGCCCCCGTATCGTTTCCAGGATTCAGGATCACGTTCCCAGGATCAGCTGCCAGGTCCCAGCAGGCACAGCTCGCAGGATCTCGGCCAGGATTTACGCTTTCCCAGGATCAGGATACAGGATCCATGTATAGCATTTACATACCTAGTACGAATAGTATACGATAATATATATGAATAAAGAAACAAAGATATGTTAGTAAGAATAGATACAAAGAACTGGTTAGGCAATTACAACAGCACGGTTAAACACTTCACTGGGCAGCAGCATCTGGATAACTACCTGAGCAAATGCTACAGCAACGAGATCTCTAGCAAGGTTATCGGGATCTCAATCCTACAAAGCTAACACGAAACGTAAACGATAATATAAATGTAAAACAAATAATATGAAATCAATTACTTTAACACAATCTGACTACACTAATATTACTAAAGCTTTCTTCTACTATCTTGAAAATGAAAAAGCACTTAACTTAACTCAAACTGAAATTGATTCTATACTTGAAACTAATAACAAAATACAATAACTAACAAAACATACTATGAAACGTAAATTCACACACAAAGTACTAATAGTTGTAACGTACACAGTAATAACTGGACTAACAACTCTGGCCGTAACCGGGATCCTGTTCTCGATCTTCCAACTGATAACTGATCCTTCATTCAGAGTCTAATAAAAAATACAAACTGAATACGAACGGTATTCGATAATATAAATGTAAATAAATAATAATTAAAATAATAAATATGTCAAATTCTAAATTAAACGAAGTAATTTCAAAACTATCTAAAGAAGAACTAAATGAAATCTTCCCACCAATCGAACGTAAAAACTTCGTAGTCCGTAAATCTTGGTATGGACGTAATCAAATCATTACCTTTGTAAATAACAAAAATCAAAAGATTACATACAACCACGATGAGGTTCTTAAAGTAATGTTACCTAAACTAAACATTATGCCTTGTTGGATTAAAAGAGGTTATTGGTCTCAATCTACCGATATGCCTTCGAATGTTCGAACTAATGTAATCGAAAGAATTGAACTAGATGAAGTAAAGTAATCTAGTTCAAACCCTAACGGGACTGGCGCGTTGAGATGTGTGCATCACCAGTATAAATAACGTTGAACAGATCGCAGGTATGCATCGTAACTGATGTGTATAGCAACCACCTATAACTTATTCAATCGATCGGTATGCGACGATAGCTTCTTATTATATATACTTAACACCCTATTGTCACACTATTTGGGTAAATAATTTTCTAGGTACTTAGAGGTAGAGTGTAATACCACATAAACTATTTTAACTAACAAACAAAGTGTATACTTTTTTACAAACTAAATACGAAGTATATTCGATAATATATATGAATAAAAAATATAACTACTATGCAATTTATACTTACTTGTGAAAACGGAAAACAAATAGATATGTCTACCGATGTTTTACAGCAAATGGAGGGTCTTATAGAAAGACAAGAAATACTAGAAAGAATTAACTACTATAAAACCACTAACAAATGAGAAATATTAAACTCACTGAAAACGATTGTACCTTTGTACACTATGTATTAAGAATGTACGCTAATCAAACTGAAGGTTTAGATAGCGAAGACAAATCAGAAATCTACGAAGTAGCGGCTAAATTTAAATAATATGGAATTTCACTGGAATGACGATACTATAGAGTACTTCAAGGAATTATACTCTAAAGACGAAAGTAACTACCGAGAACTATGGAACTTCGTTAAATACGAATGTGACCTAGAAGATGGCGAAACATATGAAATGTTGGCGAACGATTTAATAAACAAAATACAAAACTAATACGATTACCTAACGATAATATATAAGTATGAAACTAATAGAAATAAATAATAACGGAACTACCACGTTCCTGCTAAACGACGGACGTAAAATAAAATCCTATCAATCAGGTTATATAAGAATTGATAGCAACCGACTCGACAGGTTATACCAAATAAACAAAATGGTAAAAATTAAAGACGAGTATTGGACGGGTGTATACCACGGTAGGGGCTACTTAGATACCACTATTTACAACTACAAACGAGTACTAATACCTAACGAACTCGATCGACTTGAATATATTATTAACTGGGTAAAACGAAATGTACAATGATGACAATGAAAGAAGCGTGTGAGTACGTTAAAAACTCAAGACTCGAAAGAAATCGCAAACACCGACTTGAAGTAACAAAAGGTGACTATTGTAGTGGTTTAACAACCAAAGAGTATAACCGTTGGCACGTTAAAGGTAAAGGTGCTGGTAATAAAGGTAGAACTCATTCACATACTAAACTGTGGAATCAGTATGTTCATTCAAATAAAATACACACTATGTACCACGATGGCACTTTTACAAACTAAACACGAACACAAATCGATAATATAATTGAATAAAAACTAAATAATTTACTATGCAAAATACAATTAAATTTACCACAAACAAAAAAATTAAACTCAACGGAGTTACTTACAAACCTTACACTGTCGGCAATTTGCCTCCTTCATTCGGCTTCAAATACGATGAAGACAAAGACAAAGACGGTACTTACCAATGGTTTAACTACAAAGGTCTAACATACCTTGAAGAAAAGAAAGGATTTTGGGATGCTTTTGCATAGGGGCATCCAGTACCACTACAAAGAGTGGACGACTTGGAACGGCAAGCAAGCTAGCGGTTATGGTTGCGAACACTTTAACTTCGCGCCTTATCACGTTAGCTATCTGCCCGCCCAAACGGAAAACGAAATGAAAGCTCGTATTGACGACCTAATCGACAATCACGACAAATATGTAGAACAGCGTAGACTGCGCGATGCCGGATGTGCAGAGTATTACGCAAGTAAAAAACCCGGCGATTATACAGGAGACTAATTATGAGTGATACAATAACTAAATGGCACGAAATGGAAGAAGAAAAAAAACTTGCTAAAAATGCCGAACAATATAACAAAGAGTTAAACGAAAGTCAACCTAAAGACTATATTTGGGTGCTAGACTTTAACGATAGCAAAGTATATTCGTACAAAGTGCCAAGCGGCGTAAACGACCTTGAGTCCTTTATAATTGGCGCGGGTCATAAACTATCGAATGTAGAGTGGATGAATACTAACGAATGCAGTGTAGAATATGGCAACTAATAAAGAATTATACGAAGCGTTTATATACAATTTAAACTGCTATGACTCTAAAATAATCGACAAAAACGATTTTATTAACGCAATGGAAGAATATATCTATGAGTAAAATGAAAGAACTTGACGAAATCGCACAAGGTGTCGCTGACGTCACAATGGAACTAATGTATGATAGTGTCGATTGGCAACTATCGGATTTTGAACAAGACGGTGATGACTTTAATGCTATACACAGCCACGTCATGCACCTCGCAATAGCTAAAATGTATGAAGAAACAAAGAAAACAACGAAAGTTTAGCCACAAACCACTCACAAGAGTGCAAATAGAGGCGATCGAGCGTCAGTATTGGGAGAGATACAACGCCGGTATACCTCAGTGGCAGGCGGATATGTATTAAATTTACAAATGTAATACGAACGCAAATCGATAATATAAATGTAACAAATAAAAAATTAAACTATGTATTGTAGATGTGGAAATAAAGTACACCCCGTCCGTTTAGATTTAGGATATAACACGTGTGTGAAGTGCTCAACAACTAAAACATACTCGTATGTCCCAATCATTGAGCATAAAACGGGCAATACAATACAAATTGTCAGTCAAGAGGTAAGTGCATCGGTGCATCGCTCTTGGCGACGTAAGTAGTTAACAAAGTTCGAAAGTACACTATTAACTACAAAATAAAGTGTGTTTCCCACTAAGACTATGACGAATAGTTGAAACTTGCTAATCGGCAAGCAGCAGAAAGGATGTTTGACACACTATAGAGAGGTTTAAGGTTGGAAGCTGTCGCATATAGGAACTCGGAGATGAGATACGTATGCAGGCGAAAGACGGGATAAAACAGATAAAAGGATATAAGTCAGGGCATACTAGTAAATGACGTGCATTCCTAACATTCCAGTCCCGTCCACCTCTCAAATTGGGCGTGAAATGGTTAGGCGGCAACCGCGGCGAAAGCAAAGGTGCCAAACGCAGGTTCGATTCCTGCCACGTCCACTATGGAAATAAATAAATACATAAAAACAGAAATGGCGAAGCTCGATCGAGGTATTGTAGCAACGCCGGAAAACAGAGAACAACTAGAGAACTTTGCTGATGGATGCGGTCAAGGCTCTTTAATACTAATGCAAATGGCAATTAACTTCGGTTATAAAATAGCGTTAGAAAATTTACAAATTGAATACGAACAAGAATCGATAATATAATAAATTAAAACAAATATGAGTAGACTTACCATTTATGAAAGGCTAAAGCCTGAAATCAAAGAGGCATTACATTCCTCTGAAAACGACAAATATCAAGCAAGTGTTGACTCTATAGTCGAAGCGCTTTCAAGCACTACATTTTATAGTGACTTAAAAATTAGCGACGTTAGCTCGTTATATACATTTTCTAACATTGAACTACTTAGAGTTTCAGCGTGGGATTTTAAATACGGCGATAACATTTTAATATCTAAAGACTATGAGTAAAATACTAACCGACGAATTGATCGAAACAAGACTGCGTAAAATCAACGTGCTTGAGAGAGAAGACCTAGACCATGACTATATGCTTAAAACTATAGCTAATCACTTTGATTTTAAGATAACTAGCGACTGGCCAAACCAACCTGACATGATGTTTTATACTGAAACAACTGCTGATGGCTATGAAGTATGGATTGCAACCGATAACGATCGCAACCCTAATGTTAATGAAGACGTATACTATTACGATAACGACTGGCTAGAAAAAATGCCTGACGCTATGATTGATGGCGCTAGCATATACTACGACCAGCTTGATGATGAAGACTATGCTTTTCAAGAAGTTGTTGAAGAAGTATACGATGACTATTACAATGATAAGAAAAA